TCTAAAAGTATCTTTGGTTTTGGTCTACTCATTATATACGTGTTTCCTAATTAACCACGTATATATTTATGCCTTTTAGAAGCCGCCACCGTCAAATTTTACGTCTATTTTAGTGGTCGATTCGCGTATTTCGGCCAGGGTTTGATGTATTTCTTGCACTGTGCGACCTAATTTGGACGTAAGAATAGCCAATTCGGCAGTTAGATCACGTGCTTCTTGTATAGTGATTCGTATTTCTTTCTGCTGACTCTTTTCAGCGATATTAACACGTTGAACTAATTTTTCAACCGTAGGCAGTGTTGAGGGTATATTATTTTGAGACATTTGATAACACCTGTTTCATTTCTAGTTCTGTCTTAAAAGGACCTTTATAAGGATAACGTTCAAGAGTAATCTTTTTAGGACAAAAACTCTTTACCCAACCTTTTTCGAACTTGATTGTATAATAGCCAGCGCAGTATAAACTTTTGGAATCATCGCTCTTGGTAAACAATGGAAGTTTTTTTCGAATGTCGAACATAGCATTATATGGAGTGGTACTAGTTGGATATCCGTGAACTTCGTTAGGCAAGGCATCTTCAGATTCTTTAACAATTCGAACTGTAAAGAATTTTTTACCAAATTCTTTTGTAAGACTTTCTTTGGTATCGTAAATTTTAATACCTTCCTCGTTACTCATAACAAATCGATTATCTTCGTTCTTTCGTAGGGTAGCAATTTTTTCACCATCCTGTTCAACGATCCAAAACTTGTTATCGATAATTGGTTTGGCATGTAATTCGGTCATATTGTGTACCTCGCATTTAGTGGTTCAGCATAACTAGCTGCCTGTTCGGAAATTTTCTTCAGATCATAGAGACCGCAGAATTTCATTAGTCTAATTCCTACCTGACTGATATCTTTATTAGCCGATGTTGCATTGGCAATAGTATCTGCTATAATCTTTTTAATATCGTCGGGCTGTGCTGTAAGATCAATAAGTCTACGATTGCGTTCGTAATCTTCTAATACTCGATGTTCTTTGCCTTCGTGATCAGTCCAACGTTGTAGCATTAGATTATTCCAATTGTACCCTTTTGAATTACGATCTTCAAATGCTTCAGTAAGACCAACCTTCTTACTAGTACCTTTAGTACGAACACCGGGATAAGCAGAAAATACGTTATCGCTTGTGTCACCACGCATACATTTTTCAAATAATACCCATTCTGGATTAGGTGCAGCTTTAGGCAACTGTGTTTTCTTATCAATAATAGGACGACCCTTATCGTCAAAATGACCTTCGTGTGTAATTGTACATTCCATTACACCATTATACTGTTTAACATTAGGAGAAATTAACTGTACAAAATCAGTATCAGTCGAGATAATAACGTGATTATCACTAGGATGACTCTGTATCCAACCTGCGATTAGGTCGTCTGCTTCTAATTGACTATGTTGTAGTACTGTACAATTAGTTTTTTCTGTAATAAAATCTTTAAAAGTATCAAAAGCCTCCCAAAAGACTTTTTCTTCTTCTTGCTCTTTTTCTGTATGAGCAGCCCGAGCATCAGAACGATTACGCTTGTAGGGCTCGTAATAGTCTTTACGCCAAGAACGACCTTCTAAACAGAAGATAACGTGACTGCCATTAAACTGCTGCCACGCTTTTCTAATAGAGTTAAGGGTAATGTGAAATGCCATGCCAAGTTTAATATCGGCATCGCCGTTAATTACATGCCGAGCACGAAAGAATGTGTTAGCAGTATCAACTAAAATATAGGTCATTGATTATTCTTCTTCACTTTATTGATGTCTATGACACCTGTATTAATAGGACCACCGAAGTCACCGTCTACTACTACGTTGGCACAAAGTTCACGGAACCAACGATCGACAATTTCTTCATCCTTGTCGCCGTCTTCGCCGTAGCCTTCTTGTTTTAATTTTAACACAAATGGTTCATTCCAGTCAAGCTCAAAAAAACCGTTGCGAACATTATCTTTGTTCACGTGTGTATTCAATACACCGACCCATGGTTCATCCCTTCGAGTGGCTCGATCTTTTGGACTTAGTTTAGCCAATTCTTCCTGTTCCTGAACCAGCTTCAGTGCTTTTTCTGCTTCGTCTTTTTTTACAGTGGCTTCTTCTAATAGTTTATTAGCTGTTGCAATGTTAGCTTCGATTTTATCAAAGCCAAGTAATTTTTTAATAATGTTCATTAAGTTCCCCACTCATTCTTAAATAGCGGCACCTGCAATCTATCACTGTACCGTAAACCGTTCTTCATTGCTAATTCAGCAACACGGCGATTATTTAGTGTGTAAACACTTTCCACACCACCTACCGGCATCAGATATACCGGACCTTTAAATCCGGCGGCACGATAAATGTCTACTGCTTCTAATGCTTCTTCTGCATCTTCTTCAGATGCAATAACAAATTTTAAGTAGGTATAACCTACTTCTTCATACTCACAAACAATTTCTGGACATATTGCTTCATCTGGATGTTCACCGCTGACACTCAATTTAGCACTAACTGAAAATGTAACTTCTCTAGAAACAAATGGAGGATTTTGTCCCCATTCTTGTAAGAATGTTTTAAATTCAGGAGTAAGTTTTTGAGTACCGTTAGTTTCAAAAGTAATTTCTTTAAGACGAACCATTTTAGGATGACTGAGCAAATCTGGATAAGCACGTTGCCAACCTAACAAAGGTTCGCCACCTGTAATAACTAAATGCTCATCTTCCCAACGCTTAAATGGTAATATCTCCATTGTGCGTTCTACAATAGCATCACTAGTAAGCATAGGCGACAAATCCTTAAATCGAGGATCCCACGATGCGTAACTGTCGCAACCAGTACTAACCAATGGAAGTTCTTCATAGCTTTTAAACTCTGAGATTCTAGCAGCGATAGCTTCTACCTCTGAACTAGATTCTCCTCTAGGCATGCCAAAGCCTGCACATTTAAAATTACATCCAAATGTACGTAAGAAAACAGAAGGAACGCCCATGTAGCGTCCTTCACCTTGTATGCTGTAAAACAGCTCTGCGATTTTTATTTTGCTCATACTTTATTATACACTCTTTTTATTAAGTTTGCAACCGATTTTCTTTATCACGATATTCTTTAAGTAGTCTGCGACATTCGTTCTTAACTTCGATCGGATAGTCTGGACTAATTTCTGCCAAAGTGCAATCATATACTCTGCCTTGCGGTGCATAGTCGTATACAATTACAACCAAAAATGTTATTACACATAAACCAATAAAGATATTTTTTAACATATTTTATCGCTAATTAGCAGTCGACACATTAAAGCATCTCGATCATCGTGAAACATAAACTTCATACATTCTGAACTGACCTCTGTAGTATAACGTCCACCCGGTAATCCAAAATGTTCCATAATATCTGCACAGGTTTCATTCCACCAATGATTACTTTGACTTTCCCAAGGAACAGTTACTACCATTTGCGATAGTTTCCACGTTCAGGTATTACATGACGAACACCGCCTGTGGGATCTTCCATATCGCCTTTGCGTCTTGGAATTAGATGTACATGCGGGTACGGCACTGTTTGACCAGCAGCCTCACCCCAATTAATACCAATGTTAAACCCGTCCCATTCACCAGCTTTGACTTTTTCCTGTCCTATTCTAAGAGCATCTGCAAAACAGTCTTCGATAACACCATTAGCAGAATATTTCGGCACAAATAACATATGCCCTTCAGTTACTGGATATTTGTCTTTGAAAATCATCACATGAAAATCTTCCCTTACTACATCGTCCCACGGAGCCTGACCTGCTTCTCGAGCATCGTCTAATGAATAGTGTAAATTCATATTAACCTCTAGATCCTGTTTGTGTTCTTGTAATACTCGGTCCATCACTTTCGAAGTCCATGCCTGCCGACCGTCCTTCGTATTTCTTACCATTCCATTTCATAGAAATTTTAACGGCCTTGTTAATGATGACATTAAGTTTAACACGTTCTTCAAAACTTTCTACAACAGCCTCGGTTATCTTAGAACTCTTGGCCATTTTTACCATACAGGTTTCGCTGTGTCTAGATATTGTACCCATGTTATTTTTTCTTTTGATGTTTGACCATTGCATTGGCACTGCGTTGTTGAAAATCAACCATGTTATGATAGCCCATTTGATAACAAGGACAGTGATTGCCTAAAATCCAACGAGCTAATTTAATTCGTAGTTTTTTAATCATGGTGCTAAACACTGTGCTTGAACTTCGATAGTAGGCAGTAAATCTCCAGTTATAGCATCTACTCGCAGTCCTGCTTCGTTAACAAAATAACGCTGTCCAGTTGTTTCGTCAAATTGACTATTAATACTTGACATATATTCTTCTGCCGTGGTAAATTTTAAATCATTCATTCTTCAACTCCGAGGTAGGTCATACATGATACGCCATTT